CTATAGATGACGCAATAGGTTTCTGCTATCAAATTGAAGATCATGCTTTTTATGAATTAGTGTTTCCTACTGCTGACAAAGGTTGGATTTACGATTTAACAACTAAACAATGGTCAGAAAAAATTTGGATAGATGATAATGGAAATCATCATAGACCAAGAGAAAATTGTTGCTCGTTCTCATTTGGTAAAATCTTAGTTGGTGATTGGGAAAGTGGCAATCTTCTTCAATTGAATAAAGACGCTTATACTGACTATGCTAATAGTAACCCCGAAACTCCTATCATTAGAATTAGAACTTTCCCACACTTGATTGATAATAACGATCGTGTTTCCACATTGAGCTTTGATGCTGATATGGAGGTAGGAACGATATTAGATCAAGACGCTACACCGCAAATTAGTTTAAGTTGGTCTGATGATAAAGGTCGTACTTACGGCAATCCAATAATGCAATCATTAGGTAAAACTGGTGAATACTTGACAACAGTGTCTTGGAATAGATTAGGGCAAGCAAGAGATAGAGTTTTTAAACTAAGTTGGTCAGCGCCATTTAAAACAGCGCTCAATGGCGGTTTTATTGAGCGTAAGAAAGCTAGAACATGACTAGACCTGTTCCTAATATGCTAGCTCCTATAGTTGATAAGATGGGCAAACTTTTACCGCCTTGGAACAGCTTCTTTCAACAGTTTGTGCAAAACGCTCCTGCTATTCAGACTATAAAGCAAAATCCTTTTACTGCTAATCAAAATGGCACGGTTATTATAAACTCTGCTGCCACTGCAACATCGCTAACTAGAGGCTCTATTGTTATTAATCTTGGTGCTGGTCAAAAGATAATACCTGTGTCTATTGGAGACACTATTACTACTGATGGTACTTCGCAATTCTTAGGAAGTTGAGAAATTAGAATGAAGAACTTTTTAAAATTAGCTGATAATGTAAATGTGCTGCCAATTATGATTGAATTGCAGCGTAACGTTGATTTGTGGAACGAGAATACCTTAAGAACAAAGCATCCGGGTACGGCTCACGCTGAAGTCTCTGATATTTGGGTTTGGTTTAACGATACTTCACCACTCATGTTAAGAACAGTTGAAGGTAAAGAATATCAAGACGGAAGCCGGATTATAAACGATAAAGAAGTTATTCCTTATCGTGCTTGGAAAGACTTACCGTCAATCAAGCCTTTGATCTTAGCTCTTATGAACCAAGTTGGTGCTATTAGACTTGGTAGAGTTATTATCACTAAATTACCACCCGGTAAAACAATTACACCGCACGTTGATGGTGGAGCACCAGCTACATATTATCAGCGGTATCAAATTGCGCTTCAATGTTTACCGGGTAATAAATTTATCATCGGTGATGAAGAAGTAGGTTTTAAAACTGGTGAAGTTTGGCAGATCAATAACCGCGAAACGCATTCGGTTGTCAATAACTCTGCTGATGATCGTATCGTCATGATTGCTGATATGAGAAGCGAATGAAGAAGAATAGACCAAAGTTATTGATTACTTCTCATGTCGAACAATTCAGCGATTGCTATATTGAAATGCAAGAGTTGAATAAAGAGCATTATAAAGAAGTATCAGCCCACAAAAAGCATGGCTTTGATCTTAAACCCGACTATCCAAGGTACTTTATTGAAGAAAATAAAGGCGCTTTGCTCTACATTACTTTGCGCTGTCAAGGTGAGTTGGTCGGCTATTATATTGGTTTCTTACAGCCTGATTTGCATTACTTGGATTGTACTTTATGTTTTCAAGATATCTTCTTCATAAGTCTTAAAGCGCGCGGTCAAAATGCTTTCCCTTTGCTTAGGGATGCTGTAGAGTGTGAAGCTAAAAGACGCGGTGCCAACAGACTAGTGTGGGGAGCTAAATTTAAGAAGCAATCTCACATTGTTAAGCCATTAACTGAAGCTGGTTATGAGCCTTTTGAAATCCATTTAATCAAGTGGTTGTAACGTTATGATAGACCACAAATATTTTAAAGAGTTTGATCCAGCAGAATTGCTTTATTGCAACATAGCTGTTGGTGTTATTGGCGCTGCTGCTGTTGGTGCGGCTGGTACAGCTTACGCCGCTAGTAAGGCTGCTGATGCTCAAACTGCGGCTGCTGATAAAGCACAACAGACGCAAATGAATATGTATAACACCACTAGAGGCGATCTAGCGCCTTTTAGAGATATGGGTGTTAGCGCTGCTGGTCAACTTACTAGCCGTCTTGCTGATCTTACAGCACCTATTGTAATGGATCAAGCAACATTAGAAAAAACACCCGGTTATCAATTTAATCAGTTTCAAGGTCTTAAATCCACCCAAAACTCTGCTGCTGCTCGCGGGCTTGGTTCTTCTGGTGCGGCACTTAAAGGCGCTGCTGCTTTTGCTACTGGTCTAGCTGACAACACTTATCAAAATCAGTTTAATAACGCCGTCACTAATCAAACTAATGCTTTTAATCGTTTAAAGAGCTTGGTGGATACTGGTGAAAATGCGGCTGCTCAAACTGGCGTCTTAGGTGAGAAAGCGGCTTATAATTCGGGTCAGGCGCAAATAGGCGCTGGTAATGCTCAAGCTGCTGGATACAACGCCGCTGGCACCGCTGTAAACAACTTCGCTAATAGCGCTGGCGGCTATATGGCTTATAAAGGTTTGTATGGTGGTGGTAGCGGTACTGCATCCACCATCAATTATGGTGGTCAATCTTGGCCCGCTTTTACATAATAGGTTAGATTATGGCTGAAGTTGATACATCGTCATATCCTAAACCACAAGCACAAAAATCATTAATTGATCAAGCGCAAGGCTTTCAGTCGCTTGAAAGCAATAAGCTGACTATTGAAAAGCAAAAGCTTGATTTAATGAAGCAGCGCTTTCAAGAGTTAAACACTCAATTGACTGGTTTATACAACAAACCAGATTTAAGTCAGGATGATTTAATACAAGCTGCACAAAGAAATGTCAAGCTTGGATTTATGCCAGCAGATCAAGCGGCTGCTTTTATTTCTACCATCCCGCCAACTCAAGGTATGACTCCACAACAACAAGCTGCTACATTAAAAGGTTTTGTTGGTAATACTATTCAGCATGTAAGAACTGTTGATCAAGCCATTGATTTTCATTATGGTAGACAAGGTACACAAACTGATAATCAAAATACGTTTAGCGGCACTATAGCTAATCCGGCTCAAGGTGGTGGTTTTACACCAGCTACTAAAACACCAATCCAGTTACCACCGACTACAGAAAGTGTAGATAATAATCCTACACTGCCTAATGGTCAACCTAATCCTAATTATCTGTCAAAAGGATTGCTTGGTTCTACTGGTCCATCAGGTCCACAACCAGTTGCACCAGTTACGCCAGTGCCAGCGCCTAGACCGGCTAACGCTCCATTCTTTCAAGGTGAAGGTAGAGTAGAGCCGCAAGCTGCACCACAGACAGCACCACCAAGCTTAAAATCAATGACTGCTGGCGCAGTTGGTCCTACGCGCGAAAGAGTTGATTTAGAAGGTACAACACCAGCTAAGAATTTTGATGATCGTTTTGGAGCGTCATTCCCTAATCGTGTTGTTACAGCACCACCACCGGGCGTTGCTAGTGCTATTGAAACTGTTGGTGGTCAGTCTGGTAAAGATTATGCTGCTGCTCTTGGTAGAGCACGTAATTTTCAAGCTGACCTTTACCCGGCTCAAGCTGCATTACATGCATTAAAAGAGCTTGGACCACAAGCGGTTGGCCCCGGTACAGAAACATTTAATGATCTTAAACGAGCTATTGTTACATGGCTTCCTAATGTTGATCCTAAAATCATAAATGATGTTTCTAACTTTGACCAAGTTAAGAAATACTTGGTTAACGTAGCTAGAACTTCTGGCAACACTGGCACTAATGATCAATTAGCGGCGTCTTTTGAAGGAAATCCAAACGTCAAAATGTCTACTGCTGGTGTTGATACGGTTTTAAAATCTATCATTGCTCTACGTCGCATGGAAAATGCTCAAACATTGTTATTCAACGAGCAAGGTTTATCACCGGATAAATTCTCTCAATGGGTTTCTAAAAATCAAAACGTGTTCGATCCTAGGGCATTTGGTTTTGTTGATATGGATCGAAAAGCACAAGATAAGCTTGTTAAGAGTTTGAGTAAAAAAGAATTACAGAAGTTTGAGTATAGTCTTTTATTCGCTGAAAAGGCTGGAATGATTGCTCCACCACAGCTTAAGCAATAGGTTATATTGTGGGCATAATTGACGATTATTTAAATCCTGAAGATACTACAGCATCAGCGGTTGCTACTCCAACAGTAAGCAATGCTGGCGCGGATAGTGTTGTTAGTCGTTTTTTAAATGATCCTAATCAACCTATTACCCACATTACAGTTAGACCTAAACCGCCTATCTCTGGTGCTTCTAAAGAGCAGTCTGATATTATAAATGCTCAGGAAGGTATTCAAGGTGGTGCTAATCCAAGAGAAGGGATTGTAGAGGGTATTAAAAATTTACCTTCTAATCTTGTAAGCGATGTTTATGAAGCTGGTAAGTCTGGTGCTGGATTAGTTGGTAAAGGCTTGAGTGATATTACTCAAGGTAAACCAGCTACAGGTGTTGGTGAAGTCGGTTTAGGAGCATTAGCTACTGCTGTTTCACCAATTACAGGTGGTTTAAAAACGTTAGTTGAACGTCCTGTTACACAATTAACTGGCAATCCTGATATAGGTGAAAAAGCGGCTTTTGTTGCTGGTTCTGGCATTCCTATTGTTCCAGCCGCTAAAGCTGTTAGCGCTGCTATGCCTGAGAATAGAGCGCTGTCTACATTGGTCGATAAGATAACGTCTAATGGTCGCGATCCACAAGCGCTTAGCGAAGTCGTCAGCGCTATGAAAGCTGATCCTCGCGTAGCACCAGCAGACTTATCACCAGCCGTTTTAAACATGGCGCAAAAATTATTTGTTACTGAAGGTGACGCTGCTAAGAATTATTTGTTTAATGCTTCAAAGAATAGAATAACTTCGTCAAAAAATGCTGTAGATAATGCTTATGACGAAGCTGGTAACGCTGCTGTAAATACTTTGAAAAAGATAACCGAATTAACAGCAGCTTCTAAAAAAATAGGTGCTGATGAAATAAATACAGCCGTTGCTTCAGCTAAACCTGTTAACGTAACTTCTACAATTGAAGCGATAGATGATATTTTAAAACCCGGCATTACAGGTAAAATTAGCGGGGAAAGCGGTTTACCACTTACTAAAGTAAGAGCAGAATTAAAGCAAATTAAAAATTATCTTACTAATGGTAAGGAAATGCGCACAGATGCACAAGATTTGCATAGTTTTCAATCTGGTTTACGTCGTACAGGAGAAGACTTGCTAAAAAGTGCTGATGGCGGATCGCGTCAATTAGGTAAACAATTATTAGATGTTAGAGCTAATCTTGTAAACGATATTGACGCCGCTACAGGTGGAAAATATAAACCAGCACTAAGTAATTATCGTGGATCAAAAAACATAGCAGACGCTTTTCATGATGCTTACAATGGTGTTTTTACAAACTCTAAAAAGATGGAAAATCGTCCTGAGTTTACCCAAGCTTGGTTTAACAAATTAAGCGATCATGAAAAAGAAGCTGCTAGAGAAGGCGCTAGAGCGGCTATTGACACTGAAATTCATATTTCGAGAAATGGCGCTTTAGCTGGCACTAATTTAGGTAAGTCTGATTTTAATCAGAAGCGGTTAGAAATTCTATTCGGTAAAGAAAAAACTGAAAAGCTTCTTCAACGTCTTGAGCATGAGCGATCTATTGCTAATACCCACAATAAAATTGTTGAAGGTAGTCAAACTGAAATGCGTCGTGCTGGCGATGAAGCAATAGCGTTGCCTGAAAAGAGTGCTAATAAAGACATTGGTAGATTTGCATTACCAGCTTTAGCTGAAGGTGGTTTATATGCTCTAACAGGTGGCAGTGCGCCGGGTGTTGGGTTTGGCACTACATTGGCTTTAAGCGAAGCTGCTAAATTCGCTAAGCACAAAGTTGCTACCAAGCTTGCCAAGAGCCGCAATCTTAGCTTGGCTAAAATGGCTATGCCATCAAATGAAGCTGAGCGTCAAGCTTTAATCAAGTCGCTTGATGCTATCGCTAGTAGGCCTCCTAAACAATCGCTTTTGCGTCGTAGTGCTGGCGCTCTTACTCAAGTAGTTAAGCCTTAAGTACCAATATAAAGGTTCAAGTTTCCACCAAGCATAAGCAGCTAAAATTAATATTGTGGGCATCCATATCCAGTTGCGAAATTTTAAAAGTATTATGATAAGCAGGATTAGAACTATGAAGCTTTCCATTTTAAAACTTTCTGTGATTGCTGCATTATTAGCTACTCCTGTAGCTGTATATTCTCAAACGAGTAACACAGCTTCTATTTTGCCGCCAGCAAAGACTACATTTTTAGATAAAAATGGCAATCCATTAGCTGCCGGGACAATAGATTTTTATGTTCCCGGTACAACTACTCGTAAAATGACTTGGCAAGATGCTGGTCAAACAATCCCTAACACTAATCCTGTTGTACTTGATAACGCTGGTCGTGGTTTAATATTGGGTAATGGCGACTATCGCCAAATTGTCAGAGATAAATATGGTAACCTGATTTGGGACCAAATTACGTCATCTACTGGTACTGGTAGTGGTGGAGGTAATACACCTACTGTTGGCGATGGTGATCCAGTAGGTATTATAAAAGTATGGTCAGGTTTTGTAGCTCCTGCTCAATATGCATTTTCATACGGTCAAGAGTTTATTAGAACGGCGTATCCTGAATTATTTCAAGCTATCACATTACAACAAAACGTTAGCTGCACTATAGGAAGCGCTACGTTAACCGGATTATCTGACACGTCTCAGTTGCCTATAGGCGCACCGATTGAAAGCTCATGCTTAAATGCAGGAGCTACTATCGTTTCTAAAGCTACAAACACTATAACAGCTAGTACTACAGCTATTATCACAACAGCAACTAGCGCTAGATTTTTTCCTTATGGTAATGGTGATGGTGTTAACACATTCAACTTACCAGATTTAAGAGGTATGGTTGTTGCTGGTAGGAATAACATGGGAGGTATAGCATCTAGCAGATTAACTACAAGCTATTATGGTAGTTCTCCTGATGCTACTGGCGCAAAAGGTGGTTCTCAAAGCAATACTCTTGCTCGTTCTGATCTTCCTAATGTGCAACCTACATTTAGCGGCACTCCTATGACAGCTTCGGGGAGTATTCCGAATGCGGCTGTTGGTATCTCGCCTGATACTACACCCGGCGGTAGCTTTGCTATCAATGGTGTTACAGGTATAGGTACATCTTTTACTACTGACAGCTTTACACCAGCAGGAACGATACAATCACTTAATGGAAACGTAACCCAAACTTCTATATCTCGTATACAGCCTTCGCAAACACAAAACTATATTATAAAAGTCATCCCTGATAGCAATCCAAACTCGTTTTTTGGTGTAGCGTCTATTGGTGGTATGTATGGAGTTATTAATTGTGGTGATGGTTTAACTTGCGCTGGTAATAATATATCTATATCAGCGGGTAGTGGTGTAGCGTCTATTGGTGGTGCGGTAGGAGCTATAACTTTAGATAACACATTGTCTGTAAATAGCAATGTGATGGCCGCTAACACAGGAACTATATCTTTAAAAGCTTATACACCCGGTAACACGTCTAATGATACGTCAGGTGTTCAAGCGGCTTTTAACGCATGTGTTAATTGTCATATCGTATGCGCCGCTGGTGTAACTTACACTATTGATACGGTTACGGTAAGTTCTAATACTTATGTCGATGGTAGTGCTGGTTGTACGTTTCATCAACGTACACAAGGAACTTCGCTATTCGTTCTACCCGGTGCAGGTGCAACGAATATTACTTTTTTCCGTACACGAATGACCGGAAACTTAGCTTCAGGCTCAGGGTTACCAGCGTATATAGATGGCGACTATCCTATATTCTTTCAAAACTCAACCAATGTTACTTTTGATAGTAACTATGTTACTCGTTTTGGAAATCGTGCATTTTTTATTCGTCAAGCAACCGGCTTTACTGCAAAGAACAACTACATAACACAAAATGCTGCCGGTATATGGTTAGAAGGTGTCAACTATTTTACCGTGACTAACAACACATTTAAACAAACTGCTATGTATTCATTGACGCCAACTTTCTCACAGTTAGCATCAGCTATCGCACTTGCAAGCACTGATCAAAATCCTTACGGTATTTCTTCGCATGGTGTAATATCAGGAAACGTGATATCTGATTTACCACTTGGTCAGGGGATATTTGCTCATGCTGCAAAATGGGTAACTGTTAGTGGAAATCAAATAGATAATGTATCTCAGTGTATAGGTTTCGGTACATATAATGCAACAGATGCATTATACTATAATACTATCACAGGTAATATATGTGAAGGCTCTCAAGCTACAACATTACCCGCTCCATTTGATACAGGAATTGTTTTATCAGGTGGTGCATGTGGCACGTCTGGAAACTGTCCACTTGTCGGCACTGTGTCAGGTGGTAGTGGCTATACAGATGGTATTTATGGTCCGGTTCCTTTAACTGGTGGTTCCGGTTCTGGTGCTACCGCGTTTATTACAATAGACGGCGGCCATGTAAAGTCATTCGCAAATTTAGGTGTGTTACCATACAATCCCGGTACAGGTTATGTTAATGGTGATGTATTATCTGTAAATCCGGCTAATGTTGGAGGTACAGGTTCTGGATTTACTTACACTATAACTTCGTACAATGGGGCTGGTGTTAGCGCGCCTCAACCTCTTGATAACACTATAACCGGCAATGTGGTGCATGGTGCTAACCGAGTTTATCAAGACCCCGGAAGCGGCTGTATTTATATCGGATATACGCTAAACACAACAATTACTGGTAATTCTGTAGAAGGTTGTGGAGGTAGTGGTTTCGTCTTTGTTAGTGATGAAGAAGGCGCAAGTATTACTGGTAATTCTGTTAGAGGTATAGCTCCTATAGGAACTACTCAAAATGGTTTCTGGTTTGTAGGAGCACCAAGGGTTACTCTAATGAGCAATATGGCTAGCAGCATAGCTAGCGCTAATGGTGTTGGCTATAGAGTTAGTGGTGGGACTACTAACTTAAAATGGACCGACTCAGGAGGAAGCTTATTAAACGGTTGCCAAGATTGCACTACGGTAAAAGCTCCATAGGTGAAGCATGAATTTTAAAATTGATATTAGATTTGCTCAACGATTTTTAGCTTGTGCTGGTTTATACACTGATAAGATCGATGGTCTATATGGTAATAATACTCGCAAAGCTGAAGATGCTTTCAATAAATTGCTCATTAAGTATGCTGATCAATACGGCAGATTTGATGATAGAACGGAAGGTGTAATTGCTACACTTCTTCCTAACGCTCAAATTCAAGCTAGAAAGTTTATGCTGGTAGCAAAAGACTTTCGACTTACTGTTAAGCTGATCGGTGGTACTAGGTCTTACGCTGAGCAAGATGACTTGTATAAAAAACGTCCTAAAGTCACCAATGCTAAAGGCGGTCAATCAAATCATAACTTTGGCATAGCATGGGACATTGGTATTTTCTCAGGTAACAGATACTACACTGGTGCAACATCTGCTGAAGAAAAAGCTTATGATGATCTTTCTAAGTTGATTATGCCCACACTAGGCGATAAGCTTTCATGGGGTGGAAACTGGAAAAGTTTTAAAGACAAACCTCATTATGAAATGACTACTAACAAATCAATCTCTCAAGTCAGAGCATTATTTGAAGCTGGTAAATTAAAGGTTTAATGATATGAACAAAACACAACTACAGACTACATTAGCTCCATTGGTGGCCGCTATTGCTGGTTTCCTAGCCGGTAAAGGTTATTTCGGTTGGGATGCTCAAACATGGATTGCTGTACTTGGTGGTATAGGTTCGCTTGCTGCTGTTTTGTGGGGTGCTTTTGCAACTACATCTTCAGCATTAAAGAACACTACTGCTAATCTTCCTGCTACTACGGTTGTTACTGATAAGGCGTCTGCTGATAAGATTGGTAACAAAGACGTTGTGGCGGCTACACCTGCTATCGTCGCAGCTATCAAAAAGGTCTAATAGTCATGAAGAAATTTATTGTAATTTGCTTTGCTTTAATGCTGAGCGCTTGCTCTACAATTCAAAATCCAGTCAATAATAACACTCTTGGTAGTGCCGTTAGCACATACGGCATCTTACAGAGTGCCGTGATTGCTTATCGCGGTCTACCGCGCTGCACAGTTGATAAGCCTTTTTCAGCTATGAACGTTTGCTATAAGCGTAGTGTATTAGTAAAGGCTCAAGCGTATGACAAAGCAGCTAATGAAGCTATTAATACAGCAACAGAGTTTCAGCGCAATAATCCTACGCTTGACGCTTCTAGCTATGTTACCGCTGCTATTGCTGCTGTAAACTCACTTAAGAGCTTTGCTTTAGCATCACAAATCCCCGGCATTCAAGGAGTGCAATAACATGGATGCAGCAGCAATCATCAATGCTATCAACGCGATTAGCAGTCTCATTATTACAGCAGCGCCGCTTGTGATCCAAGCTGAGAAAAACGCGCAACCTTTCGCTGAAGCTATCGTTAATATGTTCAAAGGCGGGAATTTAACCCAAGCGGATATTGACAATCTTGTGGCGCAAGTGAATGCTCTTTCAGCGCAAATTCAAAATCCGAATTTCGTTCCGCCTGAGCAACCAGACGATGTTTAAATAAAAAGAGCACTAGCGCCATTATGACTGCTGCTGAAGTGATGGAATGGGTTAAAGCTAGTGGTGGCGTTAGTGCTCCGTTATTACTCGTCGCTCTATTGTGGATGAATAATGAACGAAAGAACGCTTTAGATAAGTATGAAAAAGCCAATGATAAGTTAGAAAACTTATCTGAAAAAACAATTGTTCTGCTGACGGAAATCAAAGGATTGTTTGGGAGCAGAGCTAATGTTTAAAAAACAAAAAAAGTCTGCTGATCAACTAGCAGATGAAGCTATAGAAATGGCTGATAGCTTGACTAATCATATCAGAAACCTTAACGGTAATACACATACCGTTAAGGCTATGATATCTGATATCTGGCATTATAGAGAAAATACGCCGTTTGTTACAACGGTCTATGAAGCTATTCAGGAAGTCAAGCCTGTTAGCAATTAAACCTTTTCATATCGATACTTATTCTTAATGTTGGTAGTGAACCACTTACCAACATTTTCATTTTGTGCCTTAAAATCAAGCCAAATGTGGTTGGGCACGTCAAAATATTTATATTCTCCACCATTGTTAAAAGTTACAATCAACTCTTGTGTTTCTTCATCATAAGTAGCTGATGAAAGCATAGATGATTTAAAGCTAGCTTGCTGCATTTGATTTATCCTCTCTGTATCTCTGCTCTATTAACTTAAAGGCTTTATCTGCTTTGCCTAAGCATTCTGTAGATTGATCATAATCGCTATAGAACTCACCTGATCTAACAAGTTCTATAAACTCATAGATATCTGATAAAGCTTGCTCCATTAGAAAAATCTCACTTGTTCTGGTCGTTTATAGTAACCAACATCATAGAGAATGTTTTTACATTTGTCAATATAATAGCTATAGTTTACATCGTTAGGAAATTCATCCGGCATATCCATTACAGGTAAAGCACCTTGGCTATCAGGGACTTTATTACCGTTGCTCGTATATTGAATAGTGTCAAAGCTATCTTTTGAATAATACCAGCGAACGGTTTTACCTAAATAGTCACCACGAAAAGCCGCTCCACCTTTAACCTGTCTGACGACAACAAAGCGTGTTAGATCACGGCAATTTAAAACTGTTTCTTCAATTGGTTTACCTTTGCTTAAGAATGCTTCTATTGCGTCTGTGCAAATCAATGTAATAGGATTGTTATCAAGCTTGGTTCCGGTTTGTGATCCGACTTCAGAATATGGACCTTTGATCTTAACCTTACCATCGTCTTTAACAGCAAAATAAGCATTAACATCACGCGCGCAATACATTGTATAAGTATTAGGCTCAAGATTAAAGTTGGTTAACTTTTCCCAATACTTGATCCAATGATTAACTTTTTCTTCATCTTCATCTTTGTAATAGACTAATACACCATCTGTATTAGCTGAGACAACTTCAATACCGTTGCACTCAAACATCTCAGCTAACATAAGAATTGATAGCTGACCGCTAATATTCATTTGAATAGTCAAATGCGGTGAATAGAGATTAGAATAAGGATCACTAAACTTTCCGCTTGCGCCATTAAGAAAAATCTTCAGTCCTTTATCTTTTGTAAACAAATGATGCTGTTTAGCATATACACGCGCAATTTTAAAACCTTCATACACCTCTAAAAACTTTGGTCCAAGCCCAATAGGCGTCAACTTCATATTTAAAATAGCGTTTGGATAATAGCTCGTAACATCAATATCCTTAAGTCTATAACCATTACCAGCTTTATAGAATTTACATTTATCTTTTGAATGTAGACCACCAACACCAACGCTATACCACGTCTCGCCAATCTTAACTGGTTCTTTAAGTTGCGATGGAGGTATGATTTTTCCACCATAGTCTATTTCAAAATCTGCTCGCTTTACTCGCGATAGCAAATTTTGCATAGGTTTTGTAGCATACATTATGTATTGTGGGCAATCATACTTATAGATTGTTCCAGCTTCAATCTTTGGAGGTTTAAGAAACTTCTTTGTAGCCTTAGCTACTTCTTTCGATATGACGGCTTCAGCCATTTGAGCATCGCTCTTGCTCATAAGGTCTAAGCCGTATTCAATTGAAATATCGTGCCTTAACTCTAATCTCTCTTTATTGAAGTTGAACAGCGTTTCGGTATTATCTAAATCATTGCAATTATAGTCTGCTACATATTCAATTTCCATTGCATTTAAATGTTGAGTATCAGGAAACGGCAAATCCTGAATACGCTTGCAATGTAATCGTGCTCCATATAGCTTTAAACTATGTTTACCCGGACATACATTCCATAGGTCAATGTGTTGACGTTCTGGTAATTTAAATAGTTGAAAGCCAAATTCTTTGGCGATATCCTTTGATCGCTTACCACTAAGAATTAAAGCATCTGCGACTTGTTTTAAAAATGCAGGATCGGTGCTAGCGAATGTTGCCCACAACATAGGTAAATCGAAATTAATCGAGTTGAAACCTACTGTGCGATAATTAAACAGTAGCCATGATAGAAACTGCGGATTGACGTTTCCATCTAATCTAAGATATTTATTTAGCTTGACACTCTTAAAGCCATACAGCGCATAGTTTGGATAAAATTCACCATCATGCATCAAGTCAGAGCCTATGTTAGCTCTAACTTCAGCTTCAGTCATATATTCGCGTTTAATCAGCGGTCTAGGTTTGAACGGATTGAGCGTAACACCTTTACCAATCTCAATCCGTCCTTCTTCATTTAGATACATTTACAGCCTTTTGAATATCTACAAGCGTTTGTAATACTTCTTCACAAGCAATAATAGCATTCTGCAAACAAGTTTTACAGATCACTACTCCAACTTCATCTTTTTGTTGATCGGACAAACCAAGCGAACTAATCACTTGTTCAAGAGGATTATCATAAGCAACTAAGCGCTTAAAAGCGCCTTGCGAATAACCATCTAATGATTTTGTTACGTTCGCGTATGTTTTAGCTAAGCCTTTCATACGCTCTAAACGCTTATCATAAATCAATTCAGGCTTCATATCCTTAGCGTCACGCATTAAGGTGTCAGCTAATTTATGATCGCTATAGACTAGGCAAGGACCATCATGCTTAGTTTCCATTCCAAATTCAGTCATTCAACTATTCCTTGCCAAGTTTAAAACCCATTGAGCCTCTTGAAGATTATCGTATGGTCCTATTGATATTCCAGCATTATTAACTATGTACCAGACTTCTACTTCCTTTTTAAAAATCCACCATCCTTTAACCTGTTTTCCTCCTACTATACGATATTCAAGAGGTTCAAATTTCTTCTCTCCTGTTATATAACTAATTATCATCATTCCCTCCTACCGGCGATTGTACCTCTTACCTTATCACTTTCAAAGTAAAGCATCTTTGAATTGTAATGAGGGACCATAAAGTCTACTCGCTTCATATACGGTTCAACCATCTTTAATTGTTTAATGTTAAACACAGGCCCGCTAGGCAAACCGTACACTTCAAAGCTAGCACCTTTTTCATCTGACGTATGCGTTAGCATTTTATTGGTTTCGAAGTGGACATTACCATCTTCCGAGAAAGGTTCAAGTGCATTTACAGCGTCATAGAAACCTTCCGGCAATTCGCGCAATAATGGTTGTTTATTTAAAATACTATCTACATTAGGCCAAGGTGTTTCAAAGAGTTGTGTCTTAATCCAGCTTTCATCTTTAAAGTGGAAAGTGCAACTTGATTGACTACCACCAATACCAATTAATTCTTTACCAGACTTCATCAATGGAGCTATGACAGTCTTTGGTAAGACTAGTGTGGGCAATGATAATCCATGCCATGCTTGCAAAATTATCTTACCGTCTGTTGAATAAGCACAGCCGTTATAGATTAAAACGGAAGCCGTCACAGTGCGGTTTTCGTCAATGGGTACAGGTGCCACGGCTTCAAGCGCAGCGCATAGGTTATTATCCGCTGGCGCTAGATTTGGGTCAGGAAAGGCGCGGGTCAAGTTCTCAGGCGGGATGCAAGGAATGAGCGCGCGGAACTTTCCAGACTTAACCGATAGCTTGGTGTCTAGTTGAGTAATCGATATAGTATCGCTACATTTTGCTAAAGCATTGCGTAGCATTATGGCATTGGGAGCGGCATATAAACTTTCGTCAATATGTTCGCCAATACCAATAATACCATTATGACCAACAATCCAGCTATCTTGTAAGAGTACATGTGTTTGCCAAGGATTGCCTTCAGTGTCAAGGATGGACGATATTAATTTGAGGCTGTTGAGTAGCCGATTGTCGTTTTGCTTTTGCTTTGGCCGCTTCATTTACAATCTCTATAGCTTGTTCAATTGTTGGTACAGTGATAGCTAATTTATGAAAAATGCTTTCATATCCACCAACGTTGATTAGCATTTTATCAAGAGCTAGCGCATATCCAAATTCAATATGTCTACCACCACCTGTAAACATATCACCACGATTAATTGTTTTAGATATTACTATCTCAGATGCTTTAATATCCTGTAAATCCTTAGCTGCTTCATCAGCGGCATTAGTTTTATGAGCTTCATCTAAGCCGCTTTCTTTAACTTCTAACCATCGTGATGTAATATAATGACCATTTTGACGTAGTAATTTACGCCATTCTTTCATTAGAGCTTGTTCTGAGAATTGAGCAGCAAGATAGATTTTCATTTATTGTTTTCCTTTACAATGCAATCGCCTGCACCAATCATAATGTGAAGTCCGCGCTGCATTGAAGTATCATTAAACTTAATTGCTGTACCATACGCCATATCAATGCCATATTCCATAGCAAGCAAGTCAACGCAAATCATAATATCTGCTAACTCATTTCTAAGCTGCTCTAACGTCGCTTTTGAACCAACTAAACCAAGCTTTTCACGCTCAAGCTTCTTAACAACATTAAGAGCTTCACCGACTTCACCAGCTAACTCAGTAGCGCGAAACAATGGAGTTAATTTATTATCTGGGTTCCATTCTTTATCGCGCTCAATATTAGCTTTGCGTAGCGTATCAAAGGAAAGCTGTTGCTTAATCATTTTAAATATCTCTCTTATTCGTTTGAATATTCGGCTTTAGTGTCAGGATATTCTTTTTGCATTTCTGTACTAATCTCAATTAACTTATTACATACGTCGCGCATATATGTATATGTGAGCGACGTACCATCTGGTTTAGCAAAAGGTGATAGCTTACCAGCCTCATTTTTTATCAATATCTTATAGTCTTCTAATCTCAATTTCATTTCATTCTCCATCAAAATGGGATATCGTCACTATCTTCATAATCATCGCAGCTATACACAATAATATCAGTAGGCGGTCTAGTGTTAAATTTACCACATAAATCTTTACCAAAATGCCAATGCTTGCAATTTAAACAACTTTGATAAGGGATGCCAATTCTACTATTCAATATTCGAGTTAAAGCTGTTTGTAACTCTAACCAAGCTTCATGGCGTAACACTGGTTTTGGTTTTTGATAAGCCATATCATTTTCCAAATTGATAGATTACAGCTTTAGCTGTTGACCATCCTTGAGGTTTTAAGAAATAATGTTTTTCAACATCATTATTTCTATCTGAGAATGACAAGACAAATATTTCATAATACACTTCTTCTATTACTAGCAGCTTTGGGTCTAAGTCTATATCTAAAGGTATTTCAAATTTAGATGGTTTTCTTAATCTAACCAAATCGCCATTTTTAACGTGTTCGATGATATGACTTGTACCATCTAATTCGCCACCAATACATTTCAATTTCATTTTTAAAATTCCACCGATAGTATCTCAGGAAGCACTTTACCGCTTGCTAGCCGTCTATTTAAGTGTACTCGTATTCTTCTAGGCGCTCGCAATTCAGATACATATTTTAAACATTCACTTGTTTCTTTTGGTGGTTCTGAGCGATGGCGCATTCTCCACCAATCATAATAGTCTTTAGGATATCTATGATTTTCAGGAAACACAAACTCTTTAAATGCGTCCATACCACAGAAGTAAGTAGTTTGTATATAAGGAGCTTTGCCTTCTTTTTGTTTTCGCCCGTATGTTACATGAGAAACGTCGAATGTTTCAATTCGTGGTGTTTCATTAGTTGTCTTAATTAACTCTGTTGTACCAGCATGAGCTTTAATCTTAACTTCAAACTCGAATGGTTGCCCACAGCAATCACACTTGACAGCTTTGATATGATGGTAAGTACCGCAGTTATCGCAAATCTTAACAGGTAATGTACCTTCTTTATTACCTTTCTTACCTTTCTTATGCGGTATCATTGGATCATTGATAGGTCCAAGACGCTCCGCATTGCGCGCAAAATCTAATACTAAACAATTTTGCTTTCCGCCGGGTATATAGAAGTTATCTCCATAGCACTCCATCCAATCGCTATTAACCCATGGTCTAGTACCGCGTCCTAACATCTGTACCCATAGAGCTACGCTCAATGTTGGGCGAAACATTCCAATCAAATCGACACAAGGATGATCTAATCCTGTAGTCAATTTGGAATAGCTGACAATCGCGCGTAGTTTTAATGATTTGTGGGCTTTAAGAGCAGCAGCGTTGTACTCTGCCGATTGTTTAGAGTGGACAGACGCGCATTCAATACCAAGTCTATTAAGCATTTCAGCAATGTGATTTGAATGCTCAATACCTGTAGCATATATCAACCATGAGCGCCTATTCTGACCATAGTAACAAAGTTCCTGTAACCCTTTCCAAGTAATTTCGGCCTTATCAACTTCATGCTGAAGCTGGCCTAAAACAAACTCGCCTTTTTGAATACCAACGTTGCTAATATCTAATTTAACGTCTGTACGCTTAGGAAACAGCGGCGCAAGATAACCATCTGCAACCAACTCGTTAAAGCGCTCCATAGACGTTAAGTCGTGAGCTATATGAGTGAATAAACCTCCATCTGTGATCATGCCTTGACCAACACGATAAGGCGTTGCAGATAGACCTATGATTTTTAAATTTGGATTGATAATCTTCATCATCGCTATGAAGCGCTGATACATCGAACTATCAATCATAGAAACCAAATGAGCTTCATCAATAAATATGATATCGCGATACCCGAATGCTTCAGGTATCTTAATCATTGATTGAATACCGCCGTATATGATAGGTAAGCTTATATCACGTCTATGTAATCCAGCGCTATACACTCCAATAGGAGCGTTAGGCCAAATCTTTAACATCTTTTGATAATTTTGATCAATCAATTCCTTGACATGAGTTAGCATTAAAAAACGCTGATCCGGGTAATGAAACAACGTTCTGCGAATAAACTCTGCTGGTACTAATGATTTACCTGTTCCAGTAGGCCACGCAAGCACAGGATTACCCTTGTGCTTCATGAAATAGGACCACAATGCTTGTAGACCTTCCTCTTGATAGTTGCGTAACTGCATTTAAATCGGACACCAATCACTACAACCAGTTTTGATAAAATCTGGTGGAATAATATCATTAAATCGCTTGCAAGTCCAAGTACCGTTATCAGTTGCTACAGCCATTCGACAAGAGCGACAATTTTTAATAGGCTGAGCATTGTAATGACATATCTCTAAGAATGCACAAAACTTACACTCAAAGAACGCTGGATTATCGCTAATGCGCGGTGGAGGCTCAACAGCAGTAATAATTTCTTCAGCTTTATTTAAAAGCTGAGCACCGCGATTGTGATCTAGTTTAATAACCTTTGGTTTAATTTCATCTGTATTTTTATTCTCTGGCCAATAAATACCATAATTGATATTCATCATGTATCCATAGCCGCACATCTGATCATAATGCTTTGGCTTGGATTTGATTAATCCATCAGCTAGATATTTATCGAATGACTTTTGATTATGTGTTTTAAACTCTAATAGGAAAGCATAACGAGGATCGTGTTTACTACCCCAAGGCGACATGCCAATACCATCACAGCTACCACCATAATGACCCATGACAGCAGAAACACGGAATTGTTTACGCCTAAGTCCGCGCTTTTCAGCTTCCTTTTCATGCTCAATCATCCCTGTTACGTCATGTACTAAACCGTCACCGGGAATAAATTCAGCAGAATAGAAATAACTATCGCTTTCAGGATGATAATTTAGGATAGGGTCTTGAAATCGTTTTACGTCAAACCCAATGCCTTCAAGATAGTTAATAAAGCGTTCTTCTTCTCTATGACCGCGCTTGAACAAACGCCGCATTCTACCGTCAAAATATTCAAATTTCATCCAATGAAATTTGTAGTAAAGACGGCGTGAGCAAAGATCACCAATTTCAGATATACCTAAATGCGTTCTAGGTTCATCATTATGAATTTCAATTGAGTAATCTTCAATAGCTTTATTTAATTTCTTTTCTATCTCTTGTAATTCTATATCAGCAAACATTTTACAACCTAAAGAAAAGCGGGCTGTTAATGTGTGGGGAAACCATTAACAGCCCTAGTTATTGCCTCTTTTATATTAGTCTATAGTGAGGCAATTAGGTTTTCCAAGGCGGGGTTTGCTGTTGGCCGCCGTTATTCCAGCCGCCTTGCTGCTGATTATTGTCAGGCTGTTGCTGTTGAGTGTTCCAACCGCCGCCTTGATTGTTTTGAGGCTGCGATTGCTGCTGTTGCTGACCACCACCATTATTATTCCAGCCGCCTTGCATAGACTGACCACCAGCATTATTTTGCTGATTATTCGGCTGCATCTGTTGCGTCTGCTGCTGGTTATTATTAGGAGGAACAAAGCCGCTTGTCTGCTGCTGTTGAGTACCGCCATTATTCCAAGTATCGTTGCCTTGAAGATCGTAAACCTTCTTCAATTCAACGTAACCACCAGCCGGATTTTCTGCTGACGGCTCTTGACCAGCTTGGAAACCAACATCATAGAGAAGCTTAGCACCACGAATTTCAGCAGCATCAACTTTGAAATTAAGTTGAAAAATGCCGATAGCGTGGCACAATGCTGAAAGCTGCTGCTTAGCAATGTTACGCGCTTGTTCACTATCATTCCAAAGATTATAGCGGGTATCAATGCTGCCACCAGCAGATGTAAGAGTGACTACAAACATACCACCCTTCTTATCCTTGGTTTCATCTACTCGCGTTCCGGTAATCGTCCCCGGCCACTTGTTACCAACTTGGTGCTTACCACCACCTTGACGTGGTTCTACTGATCTTGCGTCAAAAACTGCATCGAAAGGCATTTTAAATTCCTATGTTACCAGCCTGAAACTGTGCTAGTTTGTGGTTGCTGTTCTGGTACTTCTGTTGTTTCTTTTTCATCATCCTTCTTATTAAGACGCTTAGTCAAGTCATGAATACGCGCTGATCGCTCAACATCATAGCTGCCATAGTGGTTATTAAGATGATAACCAATAACAGCCTTCAATTCATCTTCATCAAGTGTAATTTTAAACTTACGTTCGCTCATTTTCTTCTCCCTTTAGATAAGCTTCAATCTTCTTAGCACTCTCAATTAACTTATCAACGTTAGGTTTAGCTCTACCGCTATCGTCATAGTCACATTCAAGGCTTGCTTTAATTGCATAGTCTAAAGCTTGCTCCAATCTGCTAGTCATTGTGTTAATCCTTTCGCGGTGATCCGTTTGGATTGCGTGTAATTGCTACGTTAGCCCACATACCAACCTCGCGTAACTTACGCATGAGGTATGTTTTGTCGGGTCCATCTGGAATACACTCGTTTAAATCTTTAGCTAATCCAGATACATGCAAACGGGCATATTCCATAAGTTTAAGCTGTCTCTCTGTTGGTTTTAAATAATCGAATGTTGATTTATCAAGTTCCATTTTATTTCTCTGGTGGATACACTATCCTGTAGCTTTTTTAATAACAGCGTTGAAGTCAGGCGGTTCAAAGTCCGCCAGTGTTCCAATGCGGTTTCTAGCCATTACATTAATGCTAGCGTTGCACTGAAATGCGGTTGTCTCACCGACACCCGGTACAGGTACTTTAGCAAGACGAATGATACAATCATATCTATGTGGAATTTGAACGCCTAATTGCTTACCGGGAAAGTAAGGACGGCGAAAACCGTCATCTTGAGTTTCTTCCTTGGCAATCAAAATCATATGTTTATTTTGCATAAAGTAAAGACGCTCAATATATGGATAGATATAATCAGCCATATCACCATATTGTTGCAAACCATGGCGAATGCGCTTCTTAGCATCGTTTAATGCTATCTCGCACATTTGGCTTGTGCTGTCTATAATTAATGTATCGTAATTTTTGGCTTCAGCGGAATGCTCAAACCATTTCATAAATTCATCAATTTTATCTTTTGATGGAGCTACCCATGTTGGTACTGTTGATCCTCGCATAGATAACAAACCCGGCTCAGTAGCCAAGAGCACAGGTCTAGGTGATGTAGCTCCACTAATAGGCGTCTTACCTGTACCAGCCGGACCATATAGAATGGTCTTAACTCCAAACTGCACAGCAAAGTCTTTAGCTGGTTTTAAATCTTTTTCTAACATTAGTATTCTTCTCTAAGAGAGACATCTTTATAAGTTTCTATAAATTTTATCAGCTTTTCAGCGTCTTTGACTAAATTATCGTCACCAACAGCCATCATACCTTTAAGAACAGGTATTGCAGTATCATTTAAAATTATATTTACAGGTTCTCCATAAACTTTACGTAAAGCAAATTTTATACTTGTTCCTAAATCTAATTTCTTTCTATTTATTGGTTCTGCTCTTAGATTACTGCTCATTTCTTCTTCTTAGCCTCTTTAATTTCAAGCGTCGGTGCAGCTTCAGAAATAGTGATCATTTCGGTTTCAATGATCTTAAGCATTTCCTTAGCTTCAGCGCTACCATCTTCAGCATCTTCCTGAAGCTGACGATATTCGGTCAATAGGAAGTTAGGCGACCAGCTAAATAGGCGTTCTGCAATGAACGCACCTTTATTACCAATCTTTTCAATCTTCTCAAGTGCTTTCCAGATAACCTTGTTATCAGAATTAGGCTTATAGCTGAGCTTAATACCAACTTTAGCTTGAAAGTTGTTACCAAGATCAACAGTGTTCATACCTTCATTCTTAAGTGGTTCTGGAACGAGGAAACTAGCGCAAACCTTGCGAAACTCCATTTCCTGTTCTTTATAGAAATTCAAGCTGTCTTTAGCTGTCTGCCAAAGCATCAGCATACCGTCTTTATCAAGCGGTAAACCTCTAGCTTTAAGCAGTTTTTCAATTTCATCTGTCATCCATGATGGACGCTCAGGAACGCTTTCGCTACCAGTCTGCCAAGGATTATTCATATTCTATTTCCATTCAAGGTCGATATTGAGGAAACTTTGCAGAGATTTTTACAATTTCATCGGCTTTCTTAACAGCGTCTTCAAAGTTTTGAAAGCTATCAATAAAAGTATCTCGAAACATACCGCATTTATACACTTTGTAAGGGTATGTACTTTCAGGTTCATAGTCAATCTTAAGCTTCATTCTATTTCCATTCATTATTCGGTAGATTGCTAGAAGAAAGAGGAATTACACCAGCAGCTACTTTTAATTCAAATTCGCGGTCTTTAAAATTTGCAATAGTATTCATTTGATTGCGGTGAACATCAGCAAGATTTTTCTTCAATTCGTCGTCTTTATTAGGAACTAAAGAATGTGCTGTACCAGCACCAATCATACCAAAATGATCTTCATCTTGACCAGTAATTTTAGCACCGTGAGCGCCTTGATTAAGAGAGTTTAAAGCTTTCTTTAATTCATCATCTTTATCAAGTAAATTTTTTTCAATATCATTAGCTTTGCTATCACTGATAGGTCTAGTAGTAGAAATACTACCAGCACGATCAAATAGTAGAGCAAGCTTAACGTCAATCAAATCCATGAAATCGTCGTCTTGAGCTTCATAATCACCCAAACCGAGCACTTTATTGTGGGCAATTAAATAAACCCTTCTCATAGCTGTGCGACATTCTGACCAAAGTTCATGATCCTGTTTATCCAATGCTTGAAGAATTTCGCGTATATCCATTATTCATTCCATTCTAAGCTAACATTAATCATTTCAGGATAAGGCTTAGTGAGTTGAGTTTTCATCACATACACTGATGTAATACCGACTTCATCACCAATAGCATCATATCGGACTGAATGCTTTTTCTCAGAATTAATCTTCATTGGTACAATAATTTTCATTCTTTATTTTCCATTTCGTCTGCATAAACAATTTTACGAATTTTTGCAAAAGCGTTGTCAATACCATGAGTTAATTCAGATAGCGGCCATGAAACACTTTTACCATTCAAATTATTATATATTTGATCGCGCAATATCTCCCAATCCTTAGCTTTCATTGTGAACTTCATTGTAAGCTCAACATCAGCCGGATTTTCAATCATCATTCGATTTTTCATTAATCATTCCTATTCTAATTAAAAGAAACAACGAGCTAGCGTTTGTGTAAACTAGCTCGCTGCTCTTGCCGCTCTTTCAACGGCGGATGCTCATAACACCCTCCTAGATACTGTGCAACGCCCCTTGCACAAGGTCTTACATCGGTTTGGAGCTTAAACGGCTAAACTCGATTGTCAAGCGCAAAATATAGTGGAGCGCGAAAAACCAAAGCTTGCAACCGCTAAATTTGGCGGATAGTCTGCGGTTTTCCACCCATTTATCATAAGAAGAAAATGAAACAACACCCTATCATTCCTTCATCTTTGCGCGACAAGACTAAAGCGCTGGTTAACACCAAATTAAAGCAAAAGCATACTATAGCTCAGATAGCGCGGGAGGCGGGTCTATCTGAAAGTTGGGTTAGAATGTTTGCTGCTGGCGATATTAAAAATGCTGACGCTGGTAGAGTACAAAGACTTTATGAATATTGCACTGGCGAATTGCTGAAAGTTTAAATAATAATGATAAAGAACGCATTTGCTATTCCGCAAGAAATGCGGGATTTAAAACAATGGATACTATGGCGATACGAAGATAAAGGGGGAAAGAAACCAACCAAAGTACCGTATACAATTACCCACAATCTAGCTAGCGTTACTAATCCTAATGATTGGAGCACTTTCAATGAAACGTTCAATGTATTTCAATTTGGCAATTATGATGGTATCGGATTTGTGTTTTCTGATGCTGATCCATACTCTTTTATTGACCTAGACGATTGCAGCACTCTTGCTAATGGTGATCCAAATCCAAACTATCAAGCGGATATGGAGCGCCAATTAAAGATATACAAAGAATTTAATTCATATAGCGAAGTCAGTCCTTCAGGTAAAGGACTGCATATTATTGTTAAAGGAAAACTGCCACAAGGTAGGCGACGCAGTTTTATCGAATTGTATTCAAGTCAGCGATACGCTACCATGACGGGTAACGTATACAATGACGTTGCTATCGCTGATCGTAATCAAATCTTAAATGAATTATTTAAACAAATGGGAGGCGGTTCGAACGTCACTTATCATACAGGCGATGCACCGCAAACATTAGAAGATGCAAAAATTATTGAACAAGCTTCAGATGCAAGCAACGGCGATAAGTTCAAGCAACTGTTCAACGGAGAATGGGAGAATTTATATTCTTCCCAGTCTGAAGCTGACTTTGCTATTGTTGATATTATCGCTTTTTACACGCAAAATAGAAATCAGATTGAGCGCATTTTCCAAACATCAGCTTTGGGAAAGCGAAAGAAAGCACAACGAAAAGATTATGTAGAATGGATGA